TTCTGCTGATCCTCCACCACCACCAACTATTGCGATAGCGTTTCCTTGTGTAACTGAGTTAGCACTAAAAATTCCAGACAAACCTCCTCCAGCTTGTCTGCCTTTATTTTCACCAAATCCTGACTGACCAACTGCTAGATATAAAGTAGAAATATTTGATGTATCTATTGTTCCTGAACCAAATCCTCCAGTTCCTTCCATAGCACCGCCATTGTGTGTGCTGTAACCTGAACCAGCACCCCACATTGCAAAGTTTACTGATGATGTGCCAGCTGGCAAGTTAACTGTTTGAAGAGCTTGTGAAACATAAT